TCCTATCGCCGGCACATTGGCACAACCAGCATAGGAGGGATGCAGCGGAGCGGTGGCCAATCTTCTCCGGCTGCAATCGGCTATTTTGTTTCGGCTATATGTGGCTAAAGTCGCCCGGCGTCAACACAATACGACAGCTTGACACGCTCGGTCTCTGACAGGTTCTCACTCAGCCTCAGGGCCTTTGTCCACTCGTTCGGCTGCTCTACAACGTTGAAGCGGGGAGCCGGCTTAGAGTCTCCAATAGTCCAAAGCTCAATCTCAACAAGGAAGAAGCCAAAGTCGTTATCGGTGTGCTCGTTAAGCCATTCAATCGCCTGACGGTGCTCGTCAAGTGCATGGGAGACAACCTAGATAATGACTTGGGCGCCTTTACCGGCAGCATAGGTAATCACCTTGCCAAGGTGGTCGTGATTTGTTTCCTCGAGCTTGTTCTCGATGATGACCTTACGTCCGGTGCCGGCTTCCTGCGCGTAGATGTCCACGTTAAATGATCCCACAGAGGATTCAGTCTCAATGAGCTCGAGCTCAACGCCAACCGCTTCGCCCAGCATATTCAAGTTGGCTGGGCTCGAAAGCCACTTGGTGAAATCAAGCGCCTCATGCGGCCAGACCTTACGCAGCTCAACCTTCTTCAGATGATCAAGGTCATAGCCCATCTCTCGCGCCTCCATTGCCCTACGTCCACGTCACCGACGAGCGAATCATACTCTTGGAGACCTTTGTCCCAGGAGTCTGGGCCATCCACTTTCCCGAAGGAAAATCGAGCTCTCGCTCACAATGGATACGCCGTTGCGAGGTGGACATGCGGACTACTTGCCAAAGGCGGCACCGCGGTGGCGAAGAGTGCGTGGCTGCTCCAGCCTGCAGGCTGATACCCTGTTGTCATCCAGCAAACCAAGAGGAGCCAGGCGATGAGAGCGTACATCCAGAGCAGAAACGGGATGCCGCGAGGCATGAGCCAATACACCGCGTGGCTCGGTTTCGAGAACATGGGGTTCGAGACAATTCTGTTCGAGACCGTTGACGACCTAGATGCCTGCGACCGCGAGGATGTGGTCGTGGGTGGCCTCGGCGTCGTCCGTGCCAGGCTCCGCGCTCTTGGCGCAGATACGAGCGAGATCAACTATCCCGAGGAGCTGCGCCCGTTTCTGGGTAGGAGGCTCTGGAGGACGACTATCGACCACGTGAGCACCGAGGTGGGGACATGGCCGCTGTTCGTGAAGCCCGCCGAGGGCAAGCGGTTCACCGGGTGCGTGGTTGCCAGCACGAAGGACCTCGTCGGCAAGGGCTGCTGCGGGGAGGACTTCCCCGTCATCTGCAGCGAGGTGGTCGACTTCGTCTCGGAGTACCGGTGCTTCGTGAGGTACGGGGAGATCCTCGACGTGCGCCGCTACCGCGGGGACTGGTCGAAGGCGCCGGGCAGGGAGGTCATCGAGCAGGCGATTGCCGCGTATGCCAGCGCGCCGGCCGGGTACGCCGCCGACTTCGGCGTCGCCTCGGACGGCAGGACGCTGCTCGTAGAGGTGAATGACGGCTACTCGCTCGGCCCGTACGGCCTGTGGCCCGAGCTGTACGCGCAGCTGCTGTCCGCCCGCTGGGCCCAGATGGTCGGGATAGATGACCCCTGCGACTTCGGCGTGCCCGTGCCGAGGATGTAGAGAAGCGCATAAAGCAGCAGGTCAAGGAGTCAGCGTAGAGACATCACGCATCTCTCGCGGCTCGAGAAGCTTGCGGCCGTAGCGACTCATTTACATCGCATTTCAGTAAGCGAGAAGTTCATTTTCGCCAGGCGCTTTCTCGGACAGCCCTTCTCACGTTACGCGTTTAGTCGCCGAGGCCAGATGCTGCGATCGATGCCCGCGGAGCCACCCCGCCGGCGCCCGCCTGCACGAAGCAGTCCAGGACGCGCCACGGGCCTGCGCGCCCAAGGAAGCGTCACGAACCTGCGGGGAGTGGCCCGGGGCGTGGGGCTTCGCGTGCGAGCGTGCCAGAGCCCTCGTCCGGCGGCGAGCAGTGGGATGGCAAACGGCGTCGCAGCCATCGCTGTCCCGACGCCCCTATACTCGAACCTTACTCGCACTTACTCTTACCTGCTATGCCCTAATGGGAAGGGCTCGACGGCCCCTGCTGCCCGCAAAGCCCTTCCAAGCTATGTCCGAGCCCTTACCTACTCTGCCCTGTGAAGGTCATAGTACTGGGAGGGATCGGTCGCGCTGGTGCCGTGCCAGTCGAGGATGTGCTTGTCAGCAAGCGATCTGAGCGTCGCGCGGGCCACCTTGCTGCTGCGCCCCAGATGTTCTGCGAGCCCCCTCACCGTCACCCGCCCCTTCCCATACGTGTATTGCACGGCGGCGAGCTCGTACTCGCTGAGGTCCCCGTACACGCCCTCGCCTAAGCTTTCCGCCACGGCGTCGGCCTGCCTCAGCACGCGCGAGGTGATGCTGTTCTCCAGCACCAGGCGCACCGACATGCCGTTGGGCTCCGAGTACGTTGGCTCGTTCAGGAAGAAGGACGCCATCTCGTCGTAGATGCGCTGCACGCCCTCGTTGAGCTCGCGCACCCAGCCGAACTCGACGAGCGTCCGCGCTATGATCGGGTTGCGCGACCACCTGGTGTACCTCATGTTCTCCAAGGTCACCATGTTGGGCAGGCCGCCCGGGCTAGTGATCTCCAGGCGGTCGCCGTACATCATCACGCGTATGTGGTCGCCGCTCATGGCGTAGTCGCGGTGCGTAACGGCGTTCACCAAGCCCTCGAACCAAGCGAACTCGGGGTACTCGGGGATAATCTTGAACCTGCCGTCGTCCCCCAGGTACTGGAACTCCCTCAGCTGGCTCGATATGAACCCCTTCGCGCCCTCGATCTGCTTGGGCAGCGGCCCATCGAAGGTCCTGTCCTTCACGATGTTGAGCCGCCTGCCCGTCTCCATCTTGTTCCCGTCGAAGCGGATTACGCGCACCCGTGCCCAAGGTATGAACCGCGTCGGGTTCTCGGAGAAGAGCAGGACGCCCGCGTTGGTGAGGTGGCCGTCCTGGAGAAACCCGCGGCTGCGCAGCACCTGCTCGTCGCTCGCCTCGGTGCCAAGCTCCGCCTTGTAGCGCGCCACCACCTCGGGGTCCACGTCCTCGACGGAGGAGCGTTCCTGCACCTCGTCCTCGTAGCGCCGCTGGTTCTTGTCGTACTCGAGCGCCAGCACCTGCTCGCGGTCCAGCTCCACGCTGCTGTCGCGCTGGCGGAGGAACACAGCCTTGTCGCTTCTCCTGGCGATGACGCGCCCGGTCGAGCTGGCGACCTCCAGCACGAGAATCTGGTCGTCCTGACCCTTGGCATTCTTCACGGGCACCCTCATCGCGTGCACCACGGGCGAGGGGTCGCAGCCTACGATCGGCGCCTGCTCGAACTCCTCAATGTCCCGCGCGCCGTCGCGCTTGAAGCCTGTTATCTCGCCGTTGTCCTCGATGCCGATGACCAGCTTGCCGCCCGAGGCGTTGGCGAAGGCGCAGATGTGCCGTGCCGTCTCCTTGGCGTTGAGGCGCGCGCTCTTGCGGTCGAAGTAGAGATTCTCTTTCTCTTTGGAGAAGAGATCGGGGTCGTTCCGGGTGATGGGCTGCTGCATGGGCGTCTCCTAAATATGTTTAATGGGAGACATTTTACCGCATGGCCTAAGGGCGGCCGATCCCCGGACGTCTTGCCAACTAAAGACCCCAGCACCCTAGAACAGGCACGCGTCGATGGTCGCCCTGCCGAGAAGCGCGTTGAGCCACTTGCCCGGGATGCCTCCCATGCCGTACGCGATGCCGGCGAGCCCTCCCGCCACCGCAGCGGTGGTGTCCGTGTCGTCCCCCAGGTTCACCGCCGCGAGCACGCACTCGGCGTAGCTCGATGTGTTGGCAAGGCACCACAGGGCGGCGCGTTCGGTGTCCAGTACAAAGCCGCCGGAGCGGATCTGGCTCGCGGGCACACCCACAAAGTCGCCCGCGACGTCGCGCAGTCCCTCGCCGGCGATGAGTCTACGGGCCACGTGCACCATGCGAACGCACGCCTCGCAGGAGATTGCGTGCGCGTGCGTGATGGCGGAGACGGCGCGCACCTCGTCGTCCGTCGCGTCCGTGAACGCAAGCGGGAGGATGCGCATGAGGGACCCGTTGCCGTTGTCGCGCTCGCCCGCGCGACCGCGCCCGGAGGAGAGCGCGTCGGCGGTGGTGCCGCCGATGTCGAAGAGGCCCCTCGCGGTACCAGCGGACGAAGCGCTCCCGCATGTCGCGCACGTCGACGCGGCCCGTGGCGCGGATGCTGTCGCAGGTCGCGAGCGCCATGGAGGTGTCGTCGCTCCAGGTGCCGGCGGGCTGGTTGTGAGATCCGTGCCCTACCATGTCCGTGCATTCGAACGTCCCGCGCGACAGGAACTCGTACGGCACGCCGAGCGCGTCGCCCACGGCCTGCCCGTACATGCAGTCGCGTAGGGTGGGGATTCGGGATGGTGAGCCATTAGTCATAATGAGACTCCTTCGTGCAGGGGCGGTGCGCAGCAGGTGGCTGGAGCCTCAATCGAGTGATTCGAAGTCCGGCGTCCAGAGGCGCTTGACGATCGTACCAAGTAGCTCGGTCCTCTCTGATATCTGGTCTCGGCCAAAGGTCTCATAAGGCTTGAAGTCGAAGCCGGACTTGTCAATGAACCGCTTGAATTGGAGATTGTGGTTGTAATGACCCGGAGCGAGGGCGGCGGAGAGCACGTTCCCTTTCTGGCTGCCATAGGTGTCCATCTTGTCGGCATACCTGCTGTCGTTGAGCGAAGCATTGGTGGACTTGTCGAGGAGCAGCAGGTTACCGGGGCTGTTCCGGAAGCTGGCGAACTCCTCGCGGCTGGCGTATTCGTCCTGATACCATTCGTAGTGATCGGTGATGATGTGCTCGACCTCGAAGGGCCGCTTGCTCCTCTGCGCCACGTAGTCGAGGTAGTGGCCGGGCAGGCCGCACCCTCGCTCCACGTAGTCGGTGATGCGGGCGAGCATGTGCTTGATGTACTTCTTCGTGTACTGGTTGAGCCTGAAGTCCTGCCAGCCGCCGTCGATGCTGATGTCCAGGTCGTCAAGCTCCTTGCCAAGCTGGATCGCGAGGTCGCCCAGGTCGAGTCCGCGTATGCGCTTGGTAAGCTGGAACATGGCGTACTTGATCGTGGAGTAGTCAAGGCTCTTGTAGTTGACGACGCGCGTGTAGATGTAGAGGTCGATGAAACGTGACACGAGCTTCAGCTTCCGTCTGGCAATCTCCGAGCTCTCCCCGGCCCGCACGGGGGCAAAGCACAACTGGGACTGGAGCGTGAAGCTAAGGGCGGCGTTGTAGTAGAGGAAGGGCTGATCGGGGCTGAGGGTACCCTCATAGCCCTTGATGCGTGAGTAGAGGTCGGCGAAGTAGAAGAACTCGTTGATGAACCTCACGTAGTCATCGGAGCCGTTGAGACCGATGCGGGTGTGGCTGTCGCGTACCCAGGTGTGAAAGCTGCCGCCGATGAGGTCGAAGTCCTCCGGCTCCGCGCCCTTCTTGTTCTCGCGGATGGAATCGGCGTACTTGGCGCGCAGCCAGGCCTTTATGCAGTCCTCCTCCTCACCGTTACCAAGCTCCTTGAGGGCGAAGACCTTTTCCTTCCACGTGCCGTTGAGCTTCTCGCGCAGCTTGTCATCTGAGACCTCGGAGAGCAGGTAGCCCTTGAGCATCTCCGCCGAGGTGAGGCTCAGGCCGCGGTCGTTCATGGTGACGAACACCTTGTAGGCGTCCTGCTCGGTCTCCGTGGGGATCTCGATGAAGTAGACCTTCTCGGCGAGCCAGTCGGCGAAGTAAGGCATGGCGTGGTCGTCGATCCTCTCGGGGAAGAGGTCGACGATGTCCTGGTAGCGGTTGTGGAGGTTCACGACGCTCTCGCCGGAGCCCGTAGTGTCGAAGTCCTTGCCGTCGAAGAGCGCGCGGAGGCAATCCTCGCGCTCCTCGACCGAGATGTTGAAGGAGGACTTGCCGTAGCTCTCCGAGTAGACCATCTGGTCGATCTTGTTGATCGTCATGCCGATGTCGAGAAGGCGCCGGCGCACGTAGATGAGCAGCAGCGTGAGGGATGTGAGGCGCTGCTGGCCGTCGATGATGGCGTTCTCGCGGCCGGCGAGTACGACGCTCCCCATGAAGTAGACGCCGTAGTTCATGACGTCCAGCCGGTCATGGCCAGGATCGTAGAAGGCCAGGAACTCGTCCGCGAGATCATCGACAAGCTCCTGCACCTGTTTGCGCTGCCAGGCGTACTCGCGTTGGTAATAGTGGATAGAATACTTTGTATTCTGGAGAAGCTCCTTGAGTGACTTCTCGTGTCCTTCGATTTTTCTCATATGATGGATTCCTTTATCTAATTACCCTGAGCTGGAATAGCAGCGCCATGCGATGTCCCTAGCTTTAGTTTTACCAGACAGGCTAACGTGTGAAGTAATTCGACCAACGCGCATCTGTTAGCCAGGCCAACGTGGTTTCACCATATTGATTGGATGAACCTTTTCCCATATCGACGATGAGTAGAGACCGGGGCTTCGGCGAAGAGCCATATAAGTGAGCCGAACGCTTCGAAAGGTGCGGCAACGGACTCTAAAAGAGCCTGACGCCGGTAAAGTCGAGAAGAAGTGGAGAGGGCCAGAGCGTCTCTGAGAGACGCTCTGGCCCCATAGAGTGCGTAGCGTAGGCGGCACGCGTAGGCATTGGGGGGTGAAGCGATGATATGGACAACTTAGACAGGAAGCTCAACAACGTTTCCCTCGGCTTCATGGCGTGCGGAATCTCGTGAAGCTCGTTCGCGGCAACTCTGCCGTCCCAAGTTTCGTGTTTTAGGATGTAGAGAAGCGCATACAGCAGCAGATAGAAGATGATGGCCTCCGGACATGTCGTGCCGCCCGCAACTCGATAAGCTCTGAGCTTGTAACTCATTCACATCATGTTTCAGCGAGCGAGAAGTTCATTTTCGCCGAGAACCCTCATTGTCAACTGCTCCCACGTTTCGCGTGTAGTCGCCGAACCCCGTCACAGAGATCTTCGGAATCATGATCTCCTTCGCGTTTCGACCCGCGCGGGCCATGCGTGCCGGCGAGTTCAGGCACGAGCTCGTGGCCCTCCTCTGGTACACGCGGTCGAGGATGGTCATGTAGTTCTTGATCGCTGCGATGTTGTTCGGCATGTCCTAGCCCTCCTTGCCCTTCGCCTGCCGCACCCTGCGCCGCCTTGCCATCCAAATCACCGTCCATCGTTGGACCCCCTTCGTCCGAGCGGACCCGATACATGAGAAATGCCCGCACCATTAGGTACGGGCATTGTCCGGTAGTGTCACGAGCGGGGCTCCTCGGATGCGAGGACCAAGAAAGATGGATTGATTAGGTCATCAGCTTGAAGAGGGTGCGCCGCCTTGAGCAGCATTGACGACACTAACGATGAACTCGGCGACGGTTGTGGCGGCATTCACGACAAGTCGCGCATGATAGCCGCTGATGCCTATGCGCCTTAATCCAACGCCATGCGCATCGCTGTTCTTGTTTCTCATTGTGGCTATCGAACTCACAATTTTGTTGAGTCCAGAGATGAGGTTGTTCACTCGTTTATCGGCGTCGGCCGACTGATGCATGTTGTAAAGGCCCTTGACCTGCTTGAACAGCTTCTCAACATCGCCTGACTCGCTAGGAGTCTCGCCGCGCTCTTCAATGGCAAAGCAGAAGACCTCTTCAAGCAGAGTGCGGGACTGGGTAATGGCGCTGTCCAGCCTGCCGTCGTCGACGTCTGTCATGGCGCGCTTGGACATCATCCGGACATACTCTCGGTCGATGATCTTGAGCTCGGGCATGTCGATTTCAGCATGATCACCGACAGGTACGACCCTGTAGTGGCCGCCTATATTCCGAAGTTCGTTGCCCCCAAAGTAAAGCATCTTGTTCATCTGGCCGAGCGCTCCGGCGACGATGGAATCATGCCTCGATTTGAACTCATTGCCGGGGACGTCCTTAAGATGAACGGCAAAGGCCGGGCCGTTGAAGAACATCTCAAAGAAGTCGCTGAGTTTATCTCGATCGATAGCGCGCTTAAGCATCTCGTCAACATACTGCCATCGAGAGCGGCTGTCATAGGTTACCGGTATGCCAAACTCTTGCGCCATACCCGCAAGCACCGGACCAGAAAGGTGCGGCATGCTGGCCTTGTCGTCTCCACTTATAGGAAAGACGGCATCGCCGTCGAGAATTGCATAGATGTCCTTCGAAAGAAGGACTCGTTCAGGCTTGTTATCCATTTCATAAGACCTTACTAATAAGCTGGCCAATCATCTACGTCTTCAAAGATGCTGCAAGCGTTCGGGCATCATTAACCCAAGCCCATACAGATGGTCGCCAATGATCCCAAAACGGTGCCTACGATGCCCGTAATAATGGGGATGATGATGTTCCATGCAACCTTAGAAGTCCAAGATTCCTTTTCGACAATCTGAACGGGAAGGCCAAGGGTCTCATTGATGGCAACATTGCCTTGCACTGTCTTTGAGGCATCTACCTTAATGCCGAGCTTGTCGAGCTTGCCGTGTTGATCCTCAAGCATCATCAGCGCCTTGATGATGCGGTTGTTTACCTCTGCAAGGACTTTGCCATAGGCGGAAGAGGGAATGAGTTGACGGATACTCACGCATTGTATGCTGCCGGACTTCTTAAGCACCTCGCCGGCAAGAAACGAGAGGTCGCGATATCCGCCGGGTTCCGCCTCGGAGAGCTTCTGGACGGAAAGAATATCCTCTCTGATTGGAACGTCGGCAATCTCGCCAAGCGTGTCGCTGCTTAAACATCCAACAGGAAGTGGGACGTTATTGACTTGAACCATCAGATTGAATCCTGAGTAAGTAATGTTCAGGCTTTTCGTCCTGCGGTAATCTGGAACTTCATCAGTCCCCAGGTATCCCGTCAGCTCATTCTCCGCCCACCTCTCAAGCTCCTCGTTATGCACGTCATGCGCAAGCACTTGAAGCCTCTTGAGGGATTTCTCTATGGGCACGTCACCGTTAACGGCGTCGATGATGATTTGGCTCTTGGGCATCCGTCTCCCTACTCGCTATCGAAATCAGAATTGTCGCCCTCGTTCCAGCCGCGACGTGCCTGTCTGATGAGCATCTCGCCAATTGCCTTCATGATGGCCTCGTACTTTTCCCTGTCCCGGAACATGGAGGCGAAGGCGTCCTGGCTCCCCATATAGGCGTCCATGGCCTCGGCGCCGAAGATCTTGGGGAAGGTGCTGTCAGTGAAGACGGTCTCCCCGTCATGGTCGAGGCTCTCCCGCACGCGGGAGTTCTTCGCAAGCCTGCGATACAGGGCATCGACGACCACTCGGTCGTCGTCGGTGAAGTTGCCCGTGTACTCCTCGTTAATCTTGGCGACCAGCTCGGAGAGCGGGTCCTTCCTCTTGTCGAGCTTGCTCTGTGCCCTCTTGTCGTTCTGCCTGAGCTCGCCAGGCTTGTCCTCGAGCTCGATGGCGCCCCGGTAGGTTTCGGTGAGCTTGTAGTAGTCCATCCGGACCTTGTCGTCGATGGCCTCGACGTTGATCTTGTCCGCGCTCAGAAGGTGGGAGAGGTACGACAGGAGCACATAGTCCTTGTGCATGTCTCGGTCGAACATGCGCACGATCTGTGTTACGTAGCCATACCACTTAATGAAGCTTCGTACCTTGCGCCTGAACTGGTAGCGGTCCTCTTCCGAGAGCTCGTTGTACCGCTTGGCGCAGGGAGTCAGCAGCGACTTGATCTTGCCCTGGACGTTCTTGCGGTCGTGGCCAAATTCCAGGGCGGCGATCTTCTCGCAGTCATCCTCGTCGTACACGCCATAACGATGAATCTCGTCGAGCAGGCCGTAGATCTTGTCCGTGTTGATGGGTTCCGTGAGATCGGTCTCGGTGTAGTAGGGCTGGAAGGCCTTGAGGATGTCCTCACGGGTGTTCGCGAAGTCGATGACGAGCGTGTCGACCTTGCCCCGGCAGGTGCGGTCGATGCGGCAGATTGTCTGCACGGCCTTCACGTCGCGCAGGCGTTTGTCGATGACGAGCGTGTGGAGCAACGGCTCATCGAACCCCGTCTGGTACTTCTCAGCCACCACGAGGATCGCGCCCCAGTTGTGGAACTCCTTCTTGGTCTGGGACTCCTTGACGTGGGCCCCGTCGTGCCCCACGTTGAGCCCTGGCTCGGTATATTCAGGTCCGTCTGGACCATCGACCGGATCCTGCAGCTCGCCGGAGAAGGCGACAAGAACCTCAATCCCGTCGTACCTCTGCGATTCCAGGTACTCCTTGATGGCGTGCTGGTAGCGAACCGCGGCGAGCCGGGAGCTCGTCACCACCATCATCTTGCCGCGCCCGCCAATCTTCTTGCTCGTTATCTCGCGGTACGTCTCGACGATGATGCGGGCCTTCTGGCCGATGGCGTAGGGATGAAGCTCAGTGTACTTCCGGAGGAGCTTCATCGTCGGGGATGTGGGGACGTCGGGATTGTCCGGTATGGACTTCGCGATCTGCAGCGCCTCCTCGTAGGTCACGTAGTTGGCCAGAGGGTCGAGGATGAAGCCCTCTTCTATGGCCTGCCTCATGCTGTATACGTGGAAGGGGACGTACGAGCCGTCAGACATCTCCTCACCGAAGAGCTCGAGCGTCTGTTTCTTGGGAGTCGCGGTAAAGGCGAGGAAGGTGATGTTGTCGTGCCTGCCCTGCGCGGCCATCTGCCTGAGCATGCCGTCGCGTACCTCGTCGCTCTCGCCCTCCCACTGCTCCTCGTAGTCGGCGAACTCCTTCAGTGCCTCGGTGGGGTCTGCCAGCGCCTCCTTGAGGTGGATGGCGTGACTGCCCGTCTGGGAGCTGTGAGCCTCGTCAACGATGACGCAGAACTTCTTGCCGGCCGACTGAACCTCCTCGAAGATCATAGAGTACTTCTGCAGCGTCGAGACGATGAGCTTCGCGCCGGAGTTGAGGGCATCGCGCAGGTCCTTCGAGGTGCACTTGTCATCGATGACGGTGACCTGGCCCCTCTGGTGGTCGAGCCCGCTGATGGTCTCCTGCAGCTGGCGGTCGAGTATCGTGCGGTCGGTCACGATGACCACGGAGTCGAACATGGGTCTGTCGTTGGCGTCGAACATCGTGGAGAGCTGGTAGGCGCACCATGCGATCGAGTTCGACTTCCCGGATCCCGCACTGTGCTGCACGAGATAACTGCGGCCCGGTCCCTTGGAGAGCACGTCCAGGGTGATCATGCGGACGACGTCGAGTTGGTGGTAGCGCGGGAAGATGATATGTCGGACGGTCTTGGACTGCTCGGCACCGTTGGCGTCGATGTATGTCTCCTGCTTTTCCTCCACGTGCTCGTAGCGATTGAGGATGTCGAGAAGTGAGTCAGCCTGCAGCACGTTCTCCCATAGATAGCTTGTCTGGTAGCCATGGGGGTTGGGAGGATTGCCGGCGCCCCCATCAACGCCAGGACCGTTAGACCCCTGGTTATAGGGGATGAAGTGGGTGTCGAGACCTTTCAGCTCGGTGGCGAGCCATGCCTCCGAGAGATCAACGGCGAAGAAAGCAACGATGCGCGAGTCGAAGCGGAAGGCTTCCTCATGTGGGTCGCGGTCGGCCTTCCATTGGACGATGGCATCCCCGTAGGTCTGCCCCGTGAACTGGTCCTTGAGCTCAAGCGCCACAAGGGGAATGCCGTTCACGTCGAGGACGATGTCCACGGTGTTGCACGTGTCCGTGGCGGAGTAATGGAACTGCCGGATGCAGCGGAGACAGTTCTTCTTGTACAGCTCTTGTGTCTTCGGATTCAGGCGAGACTCGGGCTTGAACTCCACGACCTTGAACTTGAGCCCGCGATGCTTGAAGCCATGTTTCAGCACGTGGAGGATGCCGTTCACGTTGACGGCATCCTGGAAGGCCTTGAAGAACATCTTGGCGGGGTCGGCGGTCTTGCAGCGGCCCTCGAATATCTTCCAGGTCTTCGGCTGCGTGGTCTGCACGTAGTTCACGAGGGTCATGATGTCAACGCCGCGCCCAGGCATGTCGGAGTAGCCATGGCGGTCATGGACCTGATAGGTGCCATCCTCCACGTAGGTGAACGATTGCTTATCTGTTGCCTTGAGCCAGCCGCCCCCTTCTGAGGTGAGGTATGCCTCAATGTCCTCCTCCAGGTTGCGCTCCTTCGTATCGGTTGCCATGGACTACACCTCTCGCTTGCCGGTTACAACTTCGTAGATGAGGGACTGCTTGTAGGCCTTGAGGTCGTTGATGATTGACTGCTTTTGTGCGATGACCCGGTCAACGGATAACCGCATGCGGTCCAAAGACGCCGCTGTCGCTCGCTGTTTCGAAATTGGCGGCAGGGAAAAGCGCAGCTCTTTTAGCTGGTCCCCAGTCAGATGGCTAAAAGTTGACTGCCCCTTGCGGACTTCAACGAAACTAGTCGTCTTTGCCTTTGCATACATTTGGTATGCAATGAATTCTGGCAGCGCCATCTTTTTATCTACACGAACCCTATGAATTGCTTTCTGAAAATAAAAAGATGGACTAGATCCTCTCCACACACAGCAGCGCCCTACTTCCCCTCCTTCGCAAACGAGAATGTCGCCATCCTGAATGCCATAACGTTTTGATGCGTCAGCCTCCGGAAAGTCCATTACCGGAAGATTGCTTGTATCAAGAGAAAACCAACGGACGTTCTTGTTTGCCAAATAGGGATGAAGATTAGTACCTAATTGCTTTGAGCTGTCGAGCATCTTACCCAAGACAGCATCGGAAAAGAGATTTAGCTTCACATTGGGGGTTCCACATGACATGATTGCTTCGACAATAGTTGATGTCTTGTAGTCGTTTAGATCTTCAATGGTCTTCACAGCACTGCGAATGGCCGAATTGATTTCGGTACATTTGAGATCAAGGTAGTCCGCGATGAGTTTCTGGTCGTTCACTGGAGGAACTGGCACAGCGATACTCTTCATTTCATTCCAGCTAGTAGTCCAGAGATCTGAAACAATCCCATGGCCCCACGCATAGAATTCGTCAGCCCAAAGCGAAGTATCAAAAAGGTATTCGAAGTATCGTGAATCCATAGGCATACGGGGGACACAAACAGTATTAATGAGAGAAACTGAGCCATCCTTCTGAGTAAAACCACAGGAGTTTCGGCGATCGGAGCGGCTGTTGATGACAAAGTCTCCCTGAAGGGCCAGCTTTCTATTGGTGTGGTCATCACTTTTAGCAACATGAGATAGCTGAGGAACTATACCCTGCATAGTTACGGAAAGTGGGGGGTAATCCTTGTCCGAAACTTTTTCATTCCTCAAAGAGAATAGGCTGCCATAGTGGTCAACTTGCCAGTTTGCTGGCAGAAGGCCCAGCCATTTCACACCGCTGTCTTTCATTTTCCTTACCATAGTTACCGTCCCTCACCGAACAGCGTCCCAAGACTCGTCTCGAGGGTCTGCTCGTGCTCCACAATTCGCTTTGCTATTTCGTCGGCCGGCTCCAGCTCCTTGTACTTGTAGAACGCGCGAGTGAAGGGAATAGTGTAACCGCGTCGCATCTTCTTTTTGTCGTACCAAGCGCCTGGACTGTAAGGCTCCACCTCGCGCTTCATGTAGGCGTCGATGTCCTCGTCAAGAGATACATCCTCGGTGTCGGTAATTTTCTTGCCGTTTTCGTCCGCCTTGGCGATGGGCTTTCCCCTCCTGTCCCGAATGATGGCGCCATCCGCATTGCGCTCGGGCATGTATACGGTGATGCGGTCGAAGCCGAACTCCATCGAATCGAAGAGCTTGGCCTCGACACTTACGGCTGAGCCGTCCTCGGCGGTGCTGTCGTAAGTGCCGTCAGCCCAGTTGCCGTAGGCCTCGGTGATAAGGTGGCGACACACCTTGGTGATGTCGTTCTTCTTGTCGCCGATGCCCTTGCGGCGCTTCACGAAGGCATTGCTCGCGTCCACGAGGAGCACTTTGCCCAGGTGGCTCTCGGGCTTGTCCTTGTCGAAGAGCCAGATGTAGGTGGCGATACCGGTGTTAACGAAGGAGTCTGTCGAGAGCTGCACGATTGCGTCGAGCCAGTCGTTTTCCAGGATGTAACGGCGGTAGTCGTCCTCGCCCTTTCCGGGCTTGCCCTTGTAGAGCGGCGAGGCGTCTTGGACGATTGCCATGATGCCCTCGTCCTTGAGCTTTGCGAGGCCGTTGAGCGCGAAGAGCGTCTGCCCGTCGCCTACGGCCGGCAGCTCGCACGGGAAGCGTCCCTCGCTGCCTTTGGCATGCTCGGCCTTAATGGCCGCCTGCTGTGCGGCAAACGATATGCCAAAGGGCGGGTTCTGAATCACGTAATCGAACTGGTAGCCGGGGAACTGGTCATTGTCATAGGTGTTGCCGCGGCGCATGTTGTCGGCGTCCTCGCCGCGGATGAGCGCCGAGGCCTTTGCGATGGCGAAGGTGAAGGGGTTGAGCTCCTGACCGAAGGTCTGCACGTCCGCCTCAGAGTCAAGCGCGAGAAGTCTCTCGCGCATGCAGCTGAGCATCTGCGAGGTGCCCATCGAGCCGTCGTAGACGAGTCGACGGATATGGTCCCCTTTGAACACGCGGGGGTCTGCTGCGATGACGAGGTCGGTCATGAGATAAACTATATCTCGGCTGGTGAAGTGCTCTCCTGCGTCGTCCGTCTCGGAGAATCGGCTTACGAGGTTCTCGAAGATGCCACCCATCTCAACCTCAGTGACCTTGTCGGGACTGAAGTTACCCTTCATGCCGCCAAAGTCTTTTATCACCTGGTAGAGCACACCGTTGTCGGCCATGGTGCGTATCTCGTTGTCGAACTTCATGCCGGACTGGAAGAGGATATCCTGCACATTGTCGGAGAAGCCTTCGAGGTAGTTGTTGAAGTTGTCCTCTATGCCGTCCGGGTCAGCAAGAAGCGTCTCCCAAGTGAAGGATGACGTATTGTAGAAATCGTAGCCGGAGGCACGGCGAAGAAAGCCGTCTCGCACGTCGAGGCCCGCGGTCTTCTTTGCGGCCTCAAGCACCTTCTCATGTGTCGGAAGCAAGCAGTCGTGGAAGCGCTTGATGATGGTCATAGGCAGTATCACGCGCCCGTATTCAACGGGTTTATAGAGTCCGCGAAGGGTGTCGGCGATACTCCATACAAGTGCAGCCTTCTCGGTTGCTTGCCGTGTTGTGGTTGCCTGTAGCTGTGTCTCGTTAGTCAATTAGAGGCCCCCTGATCAGTTTCTAAAATACCTTTATTATCTAATAGCTTGCGAGCGCATCCAACGCCCGCGCGAAGCTGTTGTTCGTGATCTTCAGCCCGCTTGCGTCCCGCAGTCTGATGACCCGCGGGTAAGTCTCCGGATGCGCCTCCATCTCGTCCACGGCGCTGGAGGCGTCGCGCTTGCCCGGCGTGCTGTGCGGCATGGGGCCGACGAGGATGGCCCGGTAGGTCATAGAGTTGCGCAGCTTGCCGAAGTTGAAGTGCTTCAGCGCGTCGTACTCGAGGACGAACTCGAGGTCCCTTCCCTGGAAGCCGCGCCTCTTGGCGATGGAGCGCAGCTTTCCCTCGCTCGTCATGCTCTGCCCGAGCACGAGGACCCTCGTCGGGCGGACCTCCGCCCGTCCGTCGTCGCCCAGGAGGTCGGACATCCCCAGAAGGCGCAGGAGGTCTCCCAGTTCGCCGGTGCGGTTGGCGAGCGAGAGCGCCGGGAGGAGCCCGTCCTCCAGACGCTCGGCCACAGCCTGCCGGAGGTCCTCGAGCTCCGCGACGGAAAGCGCGCTCAACGTGCCACCGCCTCGTCGTAGGCGCCCGCCGCCGCCTCGCGCGCCTTGCCGATGCGGATCTTCAGGACTGCGATCTCGTCGAGACGCGAGCGGTACTCGTCCGCTACGCCACGCTGCACGTCCAGGGGCGGCACGGGAATCTGTATCTGCCTGAGGTTCGCCATGGGCAGGTTCGGTATGGTCGTCCCGACGACCATCTGCTCCAGGCTGCGCTTGCCGTCCTCGCTCGCGAGGAAGGCGGCCACGAAGTAGGGGTCCACGAGGTCGGTGTCCAGGCGGATGACGTAGAGGTTGCCGTTGGCCAGGATGGTCCTGCCCTCGGGCACGTCCGCGACGGCGACCTTGAAGGGCGCTCCGTTCTTCGAGATGACGAGGTCGCTGGTACGGAGCCACTGCTTCCGCGTCTTCTCGTCCAGCCCGGAGAGGTTCGGCAGGTCGCTCGAGATCGTGCCGTCCTCGATGTCGGAGAGCCGCACGTAGCAGAAGCCGGTGTCCTCGTCGACGGCGAGCGAGTCGAGCTCCTTCGCGCGGAAGCTGGCCCCGCGCTCGATGTCGAGCGCGAGCTTGCCGAGCGGCATTGGGTTCACAAGGTCGGGGGCCTGTCCGAGATAGCGGCACGCGTAGAGGCTGTAGCCGCGCGCGGCGATGTCCTCGCGTGCTGCGAGACGGCTCATGCTGCCGTCCTCCTCGAGCCTGCCGAGGATCTCCTCGACCGCCTGGGGGGAGAGCGTGTTCCAGCGGCGTCCCTCATCGGCGAGGTCTGAGGCGTCCACCATCCGGACGGGCCCATCGTTGCGGCCGAGCACGAGCAGGGCGCAGCCGATGGCGGTCGAGCGGAAGAGCTTGGTCGGCAGCGCCACCACGGCGCGGAGCATCCCGTTGTCGACGAAATAGCGCCGTGCCCGCTTGTCGCCGCCGTTCCCGAGCGCGCCGTTGGTGACGACGCACACGGCAGTGCCGCCCTCCGCGAGGGAGTCGTACGCGAGCCGGGCGAACAGCCAGTCGGCGGACGCCGGGCGTCCCATGGGGTCGGTGTCGTCCACGAAGTGCTCGAGGTACTCGGCGCTGCCGTTGCACATGAAGGCGAGCCTCATGCCGAAGGGCGGGTTTGCGAATACCTTGTCATAGGCGCCGAGCGTGGGCCTGTGGAAGACGTCGCTGACCTCGATGGGCCGGTCCCCGCCGAGGAGGCCCATCCTGGCCGTGGCCAACGCGGCTGCAACCTGATTAAGCTCGGTGCCACGCGTTCTGACGCCGGGCTGGCGCTCGACGGCGTCGGTGAGGAAGGCCCCGGCGCCACAGCACTCGTCGAAGAGCATCTCCCCGTCATGGCAGTCGAGGATACCGAGCGCGAGCTCGCGAATCGGGCGCGGGGTCGTCCACTCCCCGTGCGAGGAGAACGAGCGATCCTCGTCGAGGTCGTAGTGGAGCACGAAGTCGCGCAATTCCTCGGCCGTGTACGAGCCGTTGAAAAGGTGAAGCGTGGCCTTCTCGAAGGAGCTGTCGGGGTCGGTGAGGAAGCGGTCCCGCAGGATGGGGTCGAGCTGGTGGTCGTCTGCGACGGTGTCGTAGTCCTCGTGCGTGGCGCCGCCCCTGTCTACGCCGGCCTCGATCATGAGGAGGGCGGCGTATGCCGCGAGGTTGGCGTCGACTCCGATGTCGGCCATCGGCTCGATGTGGTCGAGGTCCTTCGCGATCATGGTGCGGCTGGTCTGTGCGTCGGTGAGTACCAAAGTTACCTCCTGGTTATCAATAACCTGTTCATTGTGGTTAAGCATAACCATACTTCAAAGTCAGGTCAAGAACTTTCTGTTGGTTATTATTAACCGGTAGACAAACGGCTTTGCTGTCCGAGATTTGTGAGAGAACGGTGCGTTCGCCGAAAACTGTGGGCTCGGCCGAAGCCACTGCAATCCGGCCGAACTGTCAGGCAGCGCTAAAGGGACCGTGACGTCGGTCGTGTGGTGGCGGGGCGCGCTTGCAAGTGCCACGTGATGAGCGCACGCGCTCCGAGCGAACGGGAAACGGTGCCGCTACCGTCGATGGTGAAGACAATCGCGAGACGAGAGGAGCGCGAGATGCGGCACGAGAAGACGGTCACGATGGAGGATGGTGCCGAGAGGAGGACGCTGGTCTTTGGCCAGGATGGGGACGGCACCGTCTACGTGAGCGAGACGAGCGAGGGCGACCTCACGGAGTTCGCGTTCGGTGCGGCCGAGCGCGTGACAACTCTGAGGTTCCGCCCGACTGACGACTACGACCTCGCTGATGTCGAAAACCGAATCGAGATGAGCGGCGGGCAGACGTCCCGTGCAAGCGGCTGGCACCAAGCTCACGGCAACCTCGCACGTAGCTCGCACGTGGCTGGCACAAGCTGCCACGTAGCTCGCACCCGGCTGGCACCAACTCGGCCGCACGGTAGCCACGCTCGCAGCAAGCTGACACACAGGTCTCACGTAGCCTCAGCAGCCTCACAGGCGACCGCTACGCCGCCGAGATCCACCAGCGGCCCGTCCCCGGCGCGGGGGCCCGCCCCACACCAGCACGCAACCGGCTGCGCCGCGCACCAGGAAGCGCCACAGTCGGCGCGGACGACCTCGCAGAACCTGCTAGGCCCCAGCCGCGCCGCTGCCAACCGCGGAGTTCCCGTACCAGCGCCGCCGATACTCCTCGCAGGTCATCAGCCCCGCCGCGACCTCCGCCATGTCCTGCTGCTTCTCGGAGGCCGTGTCCTGCACGATGCTGTCGTCATATATGACGCTCACGTCGCCCCCCTCGGGCAGGCTCCTGTCCATGCTCCTCTCGCAGGCCATGACCACCCGCGACACGTCCACCAGGGCTCCCTGCAGACTGTTCTCGTTCTTCCTGATGTTCCTCATGAGCGCACTGTTGTCTGAGCTCACCTCGGTTGCCGTCTTGACGTACCCGACGCCGTCGGTGTTGAAGTAGTCCACGCCCAGGCCAACGAGATCGCCCAAGACCTGCAGCGCCAGCCTGAATGCCTTCCCCTGCGCCTCGGTGCGGAGGGCAGGCGCGAACTCGATGGTCGTGTCCTCGGTGGACATCACCTTGCGGAACACCGTGCAGTCGCCCTTCCCGAAGGGGATCGGAACACGCCTGCCGTCGGCCGTCTTCTCCTGGTCGAACATGACATCGGAGAGGAACACCCGCATCTTTCCGGCGTCTATCTCGTTGATGAGCGCGTCGTAGGCGAGATCCACCGACTGCATCGCGTCCACCGCGTCGACGAACACGCTCTGGCCATAGGGCTAGAAGTCCACGCGCGTGTTGGGGACGGCCGGCCGGACGATGCCGAAGGTCGGGACGGCCGTCCCCCGTCTCAACCTCTGGTGCTACGCCCGGCACACTCACCTCGCGCCCGTCCTTGTCGAAGCACACCGTGCGGATCCGATATGTGCCACCATCACCCAGCACGTGCATCTGCAGCTTGTCCAGAACCCCACCTTTTGAGTACACGCGGGTGACGAATGCGCACTCCTTGACGCCCTCGTAGTCCCAGGTGAGCGGCACCACCATGCGCGCGTCGTAGTACCTGATTTTGATGCTCTTGCGGCCCGTGTCCATCCATATCGCGAACGCGCCCGTCCCCAGCCCGAAGCTGCGCACGACGGTTTCCCGTGCCCTGCCCCAGAAGTTCATGGACGAGAGGAACGAGTTGACCCAGTCGGTGCACTCCTGGGCTTCGCAAGCGACGGTCGTCTTCTCGTCGAGGAGGAGCGACCCCCACTCCCGGCACACCCGCATGGCGGGCATGATGGTCCTGCGATGAACCTGGTACACCCGCCCGAACCCGTCGGTGTCCCTGTAGTCGTAGAACTCGCCGACCGCCCGCATCCAGCTATCCCACTCGCGTATATGCGGCTCCATGTCCTCCAGTGCCCTCGTCGAATAGCCAGCCCCGCGCAGATAGGCCCTCACGCCCTCCGGCACCCAATACTCGCCCTGCCCCAGATCGTCCAAGTGCGACCTCCTCGCGCGCCCGTACAATTCAGTGAGAGAAGCGTCCGACCCGGTCACAGGCGCTCGCCCTCATGGGCAAGGAGGGCCTGGACAAGGGGCTTTCGAATGACGAACGCATAGCCGAGAAGGACGTAGGCGAGAAGATCATGGGCCTCTTCTTCAACAATCACCATGACGAGCCGAACACGGCCCACGGCCACCGCTGCCCCAACTGCGGCTCAACGGACGTAGAGCAGCGCGAGGGCCTCGTGCCCCTTCCCTCATCCCCGATGACCATGTTCGACGGCACCCACGTGGCCCCGGTCAGCGAGTTCCGCTGCCGCCGTTGCGGCCACACCTAGGAGTGCATCTTCTAGGCCTGTCCCCTTATGGGCAGCAAGTGAATCATGACGGATAATGGTTCCTATGAAATCGTTTTCTTGGGGAAGGGGTCCATATGAGCGCAGAGGGCAAAGAGGAAGATAAGGACGAGGCAAACGCCGAGAAAGCCTCTCAGGCGCTCGATGCGATATACAGTGCCGTGCTCCAAGGCGTGCCCAAGGTCAGCAAGCCCTTGGAGGAGTTCGCGGCAGATTACCTCGATAGGCACGAATCGCCGAGAAAGGCCGCCGATGATCTCGTTCACTGGCAGATAGCCAAGTGCGGCACATCGGGGTTCATGACGGGCCTCGGTGGCCTGCTGACCCTCCCCGTGGCAATACCGGCCAATCTATCGAGCGTGCTCTACGTGCAGCTGCGCATGGTCGCCGCTATCGCCTACATGGGCGGCTATGACGTCCACTCCGATCAGGTTCAGACGCTTTGCTATCTGTCCCTCGTGGGTGATGCGGCCGCTGACATTCTCAAGCAGACTGGCACGAAGGTGGGCGAGAAGATGCTGACGAACGCCATCGGGAAGGTCTCCGGGGCGACGCTCACGAAGATCAACCAGCGCGTCGGTTTCCGTCTCATCACGAAGTTCGGCGAGAAGGGCGTGATAAACCTCGGTAAAGCAGTGCCGCTAGTTGGCGGGATTGTGGGTGGTTGCCTCGACGCGGTGACGACGAACACAATCGCCCACAATGCCATCAGGCTCTTCATGCCCAAGCCAGAGCCGATAAAGGTTGAGATTCAATAACTACGCACCCCTCAGCACGTCGTCCATCATGACGTAGCGCACCGCGTCGATGCTGTGGTCGTTCCCGTCCGGCATCTCGTCCACCCAGGTCCCGTCGCGGTCGCGCTCAAACTCCTTCAGCCGGAACTCCTCGTAGGCCAGCGGGCACCGCACCGGGTCGATCACGATCTCCCGCAGCCCCGCCAGCCACTCATAGCTCAGCCGCCTCATGTTGCTCTTCCTCGCCGGTCGGACCCTCAGCCCCAGCTCGCGCCGCCACACCGCCATCGACTGCTTCCCGTCCGGCGTGTCGTCCGCCCATATCAGCTCGTCGTGCCGGTACGGGTCGCCGCCGGGCTCGTCCGCAAACGTCAGCGCCTCGGCCGCCATCGCCCCGGTCTCGGCCGGAGTCTTCCTGTTCGCCGACAGGACAAGCTCACGAGTAAGATCAAAGATGCCCTCCTCGCCATGCCGGGCCACCTCCTAAAATCCCAGGGTCTTGCAGCCCGAATCATCGAACGCCGTCACAAGAGGGGCGATAATGGGTGCGAGGAGGTAAGCCATGAGCCTGGGCTACGGAGGGTCTGCAGGAAGGCGCTGGAGGACGACCGAAGAGGGGGGTCGGATACTCCAAAAGCAACGTCGAGGAGACGGTGAGACGCTACCGCCCGAGCTGACGATCCGGCGGACGGCTCGCCCTTGGGATATAGACCAAGGCCACCGCACTGTTCCGCAGCCTCGCGAACCACGCGCCGCACCGCGAGCCGACGCATACGACACGCTCGACACCAGTCGGAATAGCGGGTCGGCGCGCACGCAGGCATCAGCGCAGGCCCGCCCCCGCCCAACGGCTGCGCCTACAGGCTCTGGCGAAAGACCTTCTCCCCTTCTTCGGTCGTGAGCCTGTGGGAGACGCCGTCCAGGATGATCGTGGCCATGACCGCGGCGGGAATGAGCCCCTCGGTGAGCCCCGAGGACATGGTCGAGCTCTCGTAGCGCGCGACGCCAACCTGGTCCATCCGGCCGGCGGCCATGGCGGGCGCGACGGGCTGGGCCTATCCCACCACCTATCCCACCACGGCGATGCAGCCCGCGATGACGGCGCTCACCACGCCAATGAGCGCCAGCGGCACGCACCCGTCCACGAACGAGGCCAGCGCGCCCAGCCGGTAGTACAGCACGTAGCACACAAGGCTCACGGCAAAGCCCGCCACGGCGAGAAGAGCCACCAGCGTGGCCGCGC